ATAATAATTCTAATGTAAGATATAACCCAAAAGGTGAACTCTTAACGATAGAAGATAGAGTTAAAGAGTTTTTAGATACGAACCCACACTTCCGCAACGCAACAAATCAAGGATCAGGAAGTAAAGCAAGTATCGGTGGTAATACTGTAAAACCCTTTAAAATTCAGGACTTAGACATGAGTAAGGAAGAAGATCGTAAGCGATATGCTGAATATCGAAAACAACGAGATTCTAGACCGACTCAAATTAACTTAAACAATAAATAATAAGGATAAATAATGGCAAACGAAAGCACAAGTTCTACACTATCGGAACTATACACAGAGATAGTGGCAGAGGCATTATTCGTAGCAAGTGAAAGATCAATTATGAGACCACTTGTGAGAAATTATGCTGTGACAGGTGGTGGAAAGTCAGTTGAAGTTCCGATCTACTCCGCAGTATCTGCGGCGGCAGTATCAGAAGCATCTGATTTATCTAACACAGCAATTGATCCAACATCAGTAACAATTACTTGTTCTGAAAATGGAATAATGACAACTCTAACTGATCTAGGAAGAAATGCGGCTCCAAGAAATGTAGCGGCAGATATTGGTAGATTGTTCGGAGAAGCAATTGCAAAAAAAATAGACACAGACTTAACAGCTTTATTCGGTGGTTTTTCAACAACTGTCGGTTCAGCTTCTACAGCTATGTCTGCGGCGTTAATATTCCAAGCAGTAGCTAAATTAAGGGCGGCTGGTGTTTCAGGAGAAAACCTTAATGCTGTAATCCACCCACAAGTGGCATTTGATCTAAAATCAGGTCTTACAAATACATTCGCTAACCCAAATCCAGGTGTTGGTAATGAAATATTAAGATCAAGCTTAGTAGGTCAAATCGCTGGTGTAAATATATTTGAAAGTTCAAATATGGCGGACTCATCAGGTAATAATCCAGGAACAACAGGAGATTACAAAGGTGCAGTATTTAACCCTGACGCTTTAGGACTAGCAATGATGCAAGACCTCAAAATTGAAACTCAAAGAGATGCGTCTCTAAGAGCAGACGAGATTGTTGCAACAGCAGTTTATGGTGTCGGTGAATTAAACGATGCAAATGGTGTTGAGATTGAATCAGACTCTTCAATCCAATAATCATAATCATATCAGGGCGAGAAATCGCCCTGATGCTAAATAGGAGATAAATATGCAAGAAATGATAAAACTTACAAACGGAAAAAAAACAATTATAAGATCAAAAATACAATACGAAGCAAACGTAAAACACTTTAAAATGAGAGGATTTACACCTCTTGAAGAAGAAGAAAAAAAACCAATAAAAAAAGCGACTAAAAAAGAAGTTTCTGATAAAGTAGTTCAGTTGAAACCAAAAAGAAAAACAAGAAAGAAAAAATGAAACATTTAAATAAATATATAACAATGGCAAAGCAAAACCCTAAAATAGCTGGTGGTATTGTAGTTGCTTTAGTTATAATAATTTGGGCTATATAATATGGCAAACTATACAGGTGCAAATGTAATTGTTGCTGGAGATGTAACTAAATATCAACCTGATGCTTTTGGTTTTGGTATTGCTTCAACAGATGCAGAAGCTGTTAATTTTTTTGCACAGACTACAAATGATATATTGAGACAATTAAGAATAGAATGGTGGTCTGTTTATAAAACAAATGTATATACTGACATTACAGTTTTAAACACTAATGAAATGGTAGATACAAAAGTAAATTTAGATCAGTTTGAACGTGCTGGTGTTTATTTATTCTTAGGTAGATTTCTTTGCCCAGCTTTATCTAAATTTAGACCCGAAACAGAAAAAGATAGATTTGAAAGAATGGCAGAACATTATATGTCAGAATACAACAAAGAATTTGATTCTATTTTAGAAGATGGTGTTGAATATGATAGTACAGGTGATGGTACTATTGTTAAGAATGAAAGAGAACCTTTACACGGAACTAGAAGATTAATTAGATAATGGCAATTCAATTATTATTGATACCACTTAGAGTTGCTGGTGGAATGAGATTAGCTGGTATTGGTGGCAATAGAGATAAAAAAGTTGCTGGTGACATACAGTTTGGAATGAAAACAAACTCCAAACAAGTCCAAAAAAAATTTAATTCATTTCAAAGCAGATTACCAAGAATAATAGACAAAGGTGTAAAACAAGCTGGTTTTCAATTATTAGAAATTATTAAAACAAAAACTTCTAAAGGTGTTGATTTTAGAGATAGACCATTTGCGGCATATTCAAGAGGTTATAGAAAAAGATTAGAAAAAGAAAAAAGACCATTAAAAGTTGATCTTCATTATGACGGAGATATGTTAAGATCATTGACACCTAACTCAACAGTAAAAAAAACAGGAAAACACAGAGTATCTCTTGCTTTTTCAAATGCAGAACAAAGAAAAAAAGCTTTATTTAATCAAGTAATGATGGGAGATAAAAGTAGAAAGTTTTTTGGCTTTAATAAAAGAACAGAAAAGATTATAAATAAGTCTTTTGAAAAATTTGTTAAAAAAGAACTAAGAAAAGTACGAATATGAGTGTAAGAGAAAACATAGCTTCAAATTTACTAACAGTTGTATCAGCTATATCTAGCCCAGCAATCAAAAAAGCAACTAGACAACCTTTTCCCATAGATGAACTTTCAGAACAACAATATCCAGCAGTAGTCGTACAAAGCTCAGAAGAGACAAGAGACGATTCAGAATTAGGTGATGGTGCTAAAACAAGACACGCAACTATTGATTTTTTAATATCAGGTTTTGTTAAAGGTGCTGAATCTAATATTGACACTTTAAGAAATCAGTTAATTACGGCTATTGAAACTGCTGTTGAATCTGATATTACTAGAGGTGGTAACGCATTAGACACAATGGTTGTTGCGTGTGAAACTGACGAGGGTTCTTTATTCCCTGTTGGTGCAATACAAATGACTATTAGATGTATGTATGAATATCAATCAGGAACACCATAAGGAGAAATAAATGGATAAAATAATAAATAAAATTCAAAAAAAAATAGATGCAATAGAAAAATTACACGATAAAGAGAGTTTAATGTGTGAAGAAGTTAAAGACTTACTTGAAGAATTAAGAGAAAATCAAGTAGAGGAAGAAAACCTAGACGATGAAGATTTTGACGAAGAAGAAATTGACGAGGAAGAAGATAAGTAGTAAAAGGATTTATTATGGCTAAAGATATTAAATTATATAAAGATGGGCATGAAGTTACAATTAACGAAACTCAACTTGAAAATTTTATAGCACTTGGTTATAAGCAAGAACAAGACAAACAAGTAAAAATAAAAAAGGATAATAAAAAATGGCAACACATCACGGAAAAGAAGGAGTCGTAACTGCTGGTGGAAGCGGTGTCGGGGAACTGACAGGTTTTACACTTGAAACTACTGCAGATGTTGTAGAAGATACAGCTTTAACAGATGCAACTAAATCATTTGTAGCTGGAAGAACATCATTTTCAGGAACTTTAGAAATGAATTATGATGAAACTGATTCTCCGCAACAAACATTAACTGCTGGTTCTTCAATTTCTTTTATTTTATTACCAGAGGGTAATAGTTCAGGAGATGAAAGTTTTACAGGCACAGGAATTATAACTGGAATGTCAGTTAATAACTCTATGGATGCAATTATTTCAAGAAGTATTACTTTTCAAGGTACAGGTACATTAACTAGAGGAACTGTCTAATATTAATTTATGTCAGTTATTGACATTGCTAAATCTCATTTTGAAAACATAGGTATTCAATCTATGGAAGTGCCTGAGTGGACAGATGAAGATGGTAAAGCAGTTGTTATTTTTTGGAATCCTATAACATTATCTGAAAAGAATAAGCTATTAAGAAAATCAGATACTTTAAATGATGTTGCTATATTAGCTGACATAATGATTATGAAAGCTTTAGATAAAGATGGTAATAAAGTCTTTAAGCTTGAGGATAAGATTACTCTTATGCACAAATCAGACCCTGATGTCTTGACAAGGATTGCCCAAAAAATGGTTCAAGCACCCTCTGTTGACGAGTTAAAAAAAAAATAAAAAATATCCCTGAAATTAGGAATTTACTTACACTAGCAGATAGATTAAAAATAACTTTACACCAAATTTTACAAATGGAAGTTTGGGAGTATAACCATTGGTTAGCGTATCTCAGTATAGAAGCTGATGAACATAACCAAGCTATAAACAGAGCAAAACACAGATAATGGCACAAAATTTAAAAATAAATATAACTGCAAAAGATAAAACACAACAAGCTTTTCAAGGTGTAAGAGGAAGATTAAAAGGTCTTAAAGATTCTATCTTTTCAGTTCAAGGTGCATTGGTTGGTCTTGGTGGTGGTCTAGCAATTAGATCAATTATAGGAACAGGAAGAAGCATCGAGGATTTACAAGTAAGATTAAAACAATTATTCGGCTCAACAGAAGAGGGTGCTAAAGCATTTGACGTAATGGCAAAATTTGCTGGTAGAGTTCCATTCTCGCTAGAGCAAATTCAACAAGCATCAGGAAACTTAGCGGTTGTTGCTGGAGACGCAAATCAATTATCAAAAATATTAGAGATTACAGGTAACGTAGCGGCAGTAACAGGATTAGATTTTGCTACAACAGCAGAACAAATACAAAGATCATTTGCTGGTGGTATAGCATCTGCGGATATATTTAGAGAACGAGGTGTTAGAGATTTATTAGGATTTAGTGCTGGTGCTACTGTTTCAGCAGAAGAAACCATAAAAGCTTTTGAAAAAGTATTTGGTAAAGGTGGTAGATTCGGAAAAGCAACTGATGAATTAGCAAATACCTTTACGGGTACTTTGTCAATGTTAGGTGATAAATTATTTAATTTTAAAAGAGGTGTAGCTGGTGAGGGATTCTTTGATGCACTTAAAAAAGAATTTAAAGACTTAAACCAATTTATAGAAGATAACTCAGCAGAGTTTGAAGCAATAGGTAGAGCAATAAGTAAAGTTTTAACAGTTGCAGTACAAGCATTTGCTGGTGCAGTTAGAGCAGTGGGTAAAGCAGTAGGGTTTTTAAGAAATCAAGTTAATAGAATAAAAAGATTATTAGGTATAGATATACCTATTGAAATAGAAAAAAGCGAAGAAGCAGTAGAAGAAATAAATGTTAAATTAGGAAAACAACAAACATTATTTGAAAAAATTAGAGATGGCATAAAAAAACAAAATGATGCCTTTGATATTTCAAAAGAAATTACAGGACAAATTACAAAATCAGTTGGTTCGGTTTCTAAATCTATTGCCGAATCTATTGTTCTTGGTAAAGAATTAAATGCAACTTTAAAAGAATTAGCTCAACAAATATTAGTTAATATTATTGCAAAAACTATTGAGAGAATTGCTTTATTAGGTATTGAAAAAGCATTAACTGCTATTTTGAAAAAAGATGAAAAAGGTAAAACAGACGAAATAGATCAACAAAATAGAAAATTAAAACAACAAATAGCATTACAAACTGTTTTAGCGGCTATGGGTGGTGGTAGTGGTGGTGGATTTAATCCATTAGCATTTTTAAGTTTTGGAAGATCAAGAGGTGGTGCAGTAGCAAAAGGTCAACCAACTATTGTAGGTGAAAGAGGTGCTGAAATGTTTATACCAAATCAAACAGGACAAATCACACAATCAGCTAGAGGAACAGGCGGTAGCCCTGTAAATGTTAATTTTGCAATAACAACTTTAG